CAACTCCCATGGCTATCCTGATATCATTACCGGCTGGAACGTACGATTCTTTGATATTCCATATCTTTACAACCGTATGTCTAAGATCATTCCCGGATACCAAGACAAGCTTTCTCCTTGGGGCGTAATCCGTGAGAAGCAGGTACAGTTCAAGAACAAGAACATGAACCAGTTCATGATTGTTGGCATTAGTCAGCTAGACTACTTTGACCTATTCCAGAAGTTCGCCTATAGCTTCGGTCCACAGGAAAGCTACGCACTGAACCATATCGCTCACGTCGTACTTGGCGAGAAGAAGCTCAGCTATGAAGAGTACGGTAACCTTCGCAACCTGTACAAAGAGAATCATCAGCTATACATCGACTACAACATCAAGGACGTTGAGCTGGTTGAACGCATGGACAATAAGCTGGACCTGATTGGCCTGGCACTTACTATTGGCTACAAAGCTGGTGTCAACTTCACCGACGTATTCGGCACCACTGCTATCTGGGATTCGATTGTATATCGTGAACTGACCAAGAAGCATGTGGTTGTTCCGCCTATGAAGAATCGCGATCACCTGTCTGGCATCGACACCAAGTTTGTTGGCGGCTACGTCAAAGAAGTCAAAGGTGGTATGTACAACTGGGTCGTGTCGTTTGACCTTAACTCCCTGTACCCCAACATCATCGCACAGTGGAACATGTCGCCTGAGAAGCTGCTCAAGACACCAGACTCGATGCTGCGTGACGACGTTGACCACTATCTAAACCACGACAACCCTATTCATCCTTCTCAGCTAGAGCGCAACTGCTCAGTCGCCGCTAACGGTTCGATGTACAGTAACGATTCACAAGGAGTATTTCCCAAGATCGTTGTCGACTACTATGCTGAACGTAAAGAAGCCAAGAAGGGTATGCTTGCGGCCAAGAAGCGGTACGAAAAGGATAAAGGAAACAAAGAGATTGAACGGGAGATCGCACAGCTCGAAAACAAGCAGTGGGCTATTAAGATTCTTCTGAACAGCCTGTTCGGTGCTATCGGCAACAAGTGGTACCGCTACTTCGATCTTCGTATGGCAGAAGGCATTACCAAGAACGGCCAGTTCGTCATCAAGTGGTGCGAGAAAGCAATCAACGCCGAACTGAACAAGATTCTGGATACAGACGAAGACTATGTCATTGCCATCGATACTGATTCGGTCTATGTCAACTTCGATCCGTTCGTCCAGAAGATGAATCCGAAGAATCCCCTAGAGTTCCTGAACAAAGTCTGTGCCGAACACTTCACGCCAATGTTCGAACAGTCTATGGAAGACCTACACCAACGTATGAACTCTTTCGACAATCGTATGGCTATGGATCGCGAGGTCATTGCTGATCGCGGCGTATGGACTGCTAAGAAGCGCTACATCCTAAACGTACTAGACAGCGAAGGTGTACGCTTCGAGGAACCAAAGCTCAAGATGATGGGCATTGAAGCCATTAAGTCTTCGACGCCGCAGGTTGTCCGCGATGCATTCAAAGACTGCTTTAAGATCGTCATGTCCGGCACAGAGGAAGAGCTACAGAACTATGTGTCTGAGTTCCGTGATCGCTTCTGCGCGCTACCGCCTGAGGAAACCTCTTTCCCACGTGGTGTGACTAAGCTGGAGAAGAAGGACAAAGGTACACCTATCCACGTCCGCGGTGCTATCAAGTATAACGACTATCTGGTTAAACAGAATCTGACCAACAAATACGAATCCATCAAAGACGGCGAAAAGATCAAGTTCACATATCTTCGTATGCCAAACCCAGTGGCAGAGAACGTCATCTCGTATCCGCAGGTCCTGCCCAAAGAGTTTGACCTGCATAAGTATGTCGACTTCGACAAACAGTTTGAAAAGACTTTCCTCGAACCTCTCAAGCTTATTCTCGATCCAATCGGGTGGACTTCAGAAAAAGTTTTCACCCTTGAGGCATTTTTCTAGTTTACAATCAGTCGAAAGTATGGTATAGTCGTCAGACTAACATAGGAGAATAGTATGTCTAACGTCAAATTCTACATTGACTTCAAAGAAGGTCGCAAGAAGAAAGAGACTAAGGAGTTTACCTCCAAACAGGGCTACGAAAAAGCCTTGGTACGTATTCGTAAAAATACTAAGATGACGGTGGTTGAACACGGTAAATATGATCGCAAAGGTAAACGTGTAGCTACGGAGGATGGTCCGGCAAAGCTACTTGGTGCCTTTGACACTGTTAACAGCCGTATGTCAGAAACAAAAACAAAGGTATTGGTACAGTCAAACTTTAATCCAAATGTAAAGATGTACCAGAGCCGTTTGTACGGCGGACTGTTCGACGTATATAAAGTTATTGAGCCTGATGGCACTTGTACACTCTATGGGCAAGACATCGGCACTCGGCAGAAAGATGGTACATTCAAGACTACAGATGGTAGAACCTTTGGTGCTGGTGGCTGGCCGGTATAAAGCAAATGTACTCGCTCACTCTATTCAAAAACATTTACGACAACGATACATCGAAGCGTATGGACTTCGATACGTGGGAGCGGCTGGAAAAGCTGCTCTTCACGTTGTCAACACAGGAAGGACAGAAAGGTGGAAGTAATTCTTCTCCTCTTATTAGCCCTGCTATGTACCGATCCGCTTCAACTCGTGCTAACGACAATGTTCTGGGCTGGGGTAGTTGGTGTTGTGTTGATATTGATGAGTATGACGGTACTATCGATGATGTTCTAGAGCATCTGAAACCGTACTATTATATTTGTTACTCTACTGCATCATCTAAGGAATACCACCCGAAGTTCAGGGTGGTTTTTCCTTTGACTGGTGTGGTTGGTTCGGATAAGATCAAAGCCTTCTGGCATGCGATCAATGCATTGGTCTTGGATGTTGTCGATGCTCAGACCAAGGACTTGTCTCGTATGTACTACGTACCAGCCAAGTACCCAGGTGCGTATAACTTCATCTTTAAGAACGAAGGCAAGCACATCAATCCCATGGACCTGATGGCTAAGTATCCATACGTAGAAGCAACACGCAAGAAGAACTTCCTACAGACTTTGCCTGATGCTATCCAGCGTGAGGTAATTAGCTATAGACGTAACCAGATGGAGAACATGGTTACATGGACTGGCTACAAGGACTGCAGTTTCTTCCCTAAGAAGTTAGCGCAGGAATACTCTGGTATGGCACACATCGATGGATCAGGCAGATATCAGAAGATGTACCAGATCATGGTAGCCATAGCAGGCAACGCATCAGAGGCTGGATATCCAATCACAGCCGAAGAGATTGTTGATCTATGTCGAGAGTTCGATATAGCCAATACTAACCTATATGAAAAACGACCCATGCTCAAAGAAGCTCAGAACGCATTGGAATATGCTATTAAGTGATATTTTGGTAACAGCCCCTAAGAAAAAGATTTTTAGGGGTTTACTTTTTCCGCAGAGTGCTTATATTACTCATATAACCAAACGGAGAAACAACATGTTCAAGCGTATCCCCGCAAACGTTCGTACCCTCGAAAACATCGATGCTCACCTCGACAACATCGATGAGCTGATCGCTCGCCTGGAACTTCCACGTAACGTCAAGCGTGAACTCGCTAGCCTCACCTACCAGATGTACTCGAAGATCGAAAAGTCGATCGACGATTTCACTCCATCAGCTGAATAGGAGAATATGCCGATGTCAGATTCAATCGTACATGACCTAATCACCCGGATCGATAACAAGTTGGATGAGATCGAGGTTCTTGTTGATCAGATGCCGTTGCTCAAGGATGACAAGAGCAAACTCATTGAGTCGCTCTATGACTACTACTGTGATCTGGAGATCGCTGTCGATCGTTACCACGAGGAGTGGCAGACTGAAAAAACACAAGGAGAAATCTAATGACAGAGCATCTTGTACATCGTATCATCCGTGATAACACCTGTGTTATCGAAGGTTCTGAGTCAGAACTGCAGGAATGTTGGAGGTATGTCAGTCAATGGCGCATGGAAGAGGAATGTAAGGAACGGAAGATCGACTACGATTGGATTCGTAAACTTAATGATGCTGAATATTCTATTCGCACTCGTGTCAATGAACTGAGAGATATGGACTCTGCAACTGACTAAAAGTTTAGACGATAGTTCTTGACTTTTTCGTAAAAAAGTTTTATGTTCATCTTATCAATAACAAGGAAGTCTAAAGATGTTTGAAGTAATCTACCGTTTTACCAACATCAACGAACAGTTTGAAGATGTTCAGTGCGATGTGTTTGACACCATCGAAGCTGCTAAAGAGTACATTCTTGAGCAGTTTGATAATCTGGTTGCTGATACCACGGATGACGAAACTGGTCAAGTCATGGTTGAAGAAGAAGGTTGGTATGAGAACTTTATTCTTGACAAGTATGAGATTCGTAAAATGGAGGTGACTCTCAACTAATGCAAACTATCGGTTGGATCATTGCAACGATTTTCTTTATTGCTATTGTCGTTGCAATGGTCACCGTCCCACTAGGGACTTTATGATATAAATAATCTTGTTCGTTGATGAAGCGAGCGGAACGTATGCAGGACAGGGGTGCAAATCCCCTCACCTCCACCATGAGAACATTAAATGAAATATAGTAATCCTTGGAATGGAAAAAGTCAGTTTTATAAGGGAAAAAGAAAACTACCTTCTGCTAAAACTGACAAAGAATATCAAGATTATCTTAAAAGAAAAAAAGATAAGTCTAAAGCAATGGATTATAAAACTTGGTGTAAACACCAAAGACGTAAGTTTGGTATGTTTTAGTGTTTTTATGATGGGGGTGAATTAGGATCGACTGGTGCGGAAAGC